CGTGGTTGCAACTCAAATTAATTGAGTTGCTTTACAAATGTTCTCCTACACACGCCATTTGCTCAAAAAAGCAGTTTGGCGTGCAAGGAAGCACATCTCAAAAGTGTATAGTGCATTGACCATACTGGTGTACCACTCAGTATTGCAGCTGAGTGATTGTCGTTTGAGCCAAAGGATGTATGCCGAATGGCAGCAGGCAACGACGTGCCTTAGTAGAGGGCTGACTAATCCTGCGAGTGGTGAAGGCATTTTAAGCTCACCGGTCACAGTATTTTTCCTAGTCAACGGATCTAAATTTAAGAATTTTGCTCTTGCATCATGCACACGATTCGTGCTGTGTGTGATTACATTAAGCATTTTTTGTTCGGTAGTTCTCCCCAGAAAGCGGTCAGCTTTCGGGTGGGAAGCAAGTGGTCCAAGTACATCACGCACCATACCGGACCACCACTTATCGGGTTTTGCGTCCACGGACAAGGAGTTGGCATCAAGCCTGATGCCTTTATCCATGATGGCAAAAAACTCTTCCTGCAGTTCGAGTACGATGCAGGGTTTGATAGTGCGTGATTTCTGTCTGTAGTACTCTACAGTTTTGAGGCGCTCTAGGGCAATTAGCTTGCTCTTGAGCGCAGGGGGGAGTATGCCGACTAAGATTGCCGAATCCACATCACCGCTAGCTGGTGGACGCCCATCGTACCAAGAGGATATCATACTGTATCCGGCAGAGCACATGAGTTTTGACAAGTGGGCATGCTGCTGTGTCACTTTTTGGCTTATGGCGCCAGGCGTCTCATTCGCAGCAAAAATAGCATCCTTCCCATCGCAACGGCAAACTCCCATGCCCCCGAGCCAAGCTGGTGATCTCAACACACTAGCTTTAGGTCTGTATTTTTGGCCATTCATCTCAACCACAGACCAAAATTTTACGGCGATGTTGCGCATTCGCTCAAGCCGTTCCAAATTGCCCCCCCGTCTAATGCAGCGATTAATGCCCTCGTTGACATTCTGTACGGACCGAATGCCTGCGTACCGAGGACTAGTTTGAGTGTCACCAGAGGTTTGCCCGGCAATGGCGCGACAGTAGCTGCCACACACAGTTGGACCCTCGCGGTACATCAGTCGCAAGTACTCAGCACGCCTTAGGCTCACCATTTGCTTATCTGCTTGCGCGTCCAACCCTAGCTCATCCACCAGACTCACGAACTTAAGAGCTGTCCACAAGGATGGCGAATCGCCTTCCATATCATCACCCAATACATTATATCGGCTCAATGGATCAATGCCATACCTCCTAATAAACATTAGTCGTTGGGCTGTGGTGTAGGCAAAATTATAGGTGACATTGATGTACATAGTGCTCCGCCACCCAGACCACAGTCCGCGCACGAGCTCAACAAGTTGCCCATCTGGAAGTTTTGCGCTTACACGGTTGAGCGCACTAGCGCACCAACGACACGCTATTTGCATGAAGTCAGTCATTGTGCGTGCACTGGTTATCTCAGTGCAGGCAGGTAGGGACAGCTTCCCAGCAATTGCCCTCGCCTGCTTATACCACAGCATCTGCATCCTCTTAAAAGTGTGCAGGATGTTGTAGTCTGCGTAGTCGCTGCAGGCTCGCACTAGGCCACACATGCTGCTGGTCATGCGCATAGTCATCTGCGAGAACTCAACAAAACTATTCTGCTCCATGGTGATGTTGTCGATACTACGTAGCACATGTCCTTCACCCCCCCACAAGGCTATGGATTCCATAATCCAATGCTTGAGTGGGCCAGGCAGTAGCATGCGCAGCTTACCAGCTTCGTATTTGTGGGTTGGTTGTCCCACACATTGGGGCCTATCTCCGAAACAATCCAGTATTCCCTGTACCCCCATGGTGTTGAGCTGAGCCACTTTTGAACCTCCGCTCGTGGAATATGAGTTGCCATCCTGGTCAGCCACGTACAGGCCTTTAGATGGCGCACTCCCAGATGTGGACCAAGATAGGAAGTCAGCACAAAAATCCTCTATGCTTTTATCAGCCTGTGCCATGCAGCCATCTGCATAGAGTGTCGCGATATAGTCAGCAACATTCCCAACTAAATTCTCGAAAGTGCCGGCCTCGCATCCATAAGCATGATCATTGATTGGTGTCGCAGGCTGCGCGCGTGAGGCCAACTCCTCCGAAAAATCCAAATGCCCAAATCTGAAACGGCCCGTCAGGAGTTGCAAATACATATAGGTGTCAACTGGGAATCGACCATCAAACCAGGCCACTGAATCACTATTTCTAATGAGACTGTGGATGTGTTTGCAGAGCCGAAT